ACCACCAGCAAGGAGCTTATAACGAGGGGCTACAATTTCACCGCAGTCATAGACAGCGATGGGAGATATCATACCTCTTTTCTTGATGTCTTCGGCAAACAAACCTATGTCATCGTAGTTCTTCCGTGCTCGTTCTCCGAAGTTTATATTGGCGAGCGAGATAAATTCAAGTTTCATGATTCAAGCAAGTCCTTTAATAGTGCCTTCTTCTGCTCGTGTGATAGGCCGGCGATTATGTCTTTTGCCATCTGTTTTTTTGTGGTCTTTTTACTTTTAGATGTGCTTCTTTTCTTTGGGACTATCTTCGCCGTGTGTCTAGAGTTGCGCATCTCCAATATGACGGCCAAGGCACGTTGGTCGTCCATTCGGAAGATACTCAGTTTTAAGTCAGTGAGGTTCATTCTTCTTCGAGGACGGCTTTAAGGCTGTTAAGTCTATTGCCATAAATCTCAAACATTCCAATGTAATCACCATCTTCGATTGTAGAATTTCCGACAGGTTCAGGGATACAATCGAAAATTCCTTTCGCCGCTGTTTTCAATTTCTCCATTTGCTCCTGTTGCTGCTGACGTTCATTCGCTAATGCTACTAAATGACAGTCATCACAAATTGCTGCCCATGTTTTGCCGCATATTCTACATTCAGCCATCATTCCCCCCTTTTCGCTTTTAGCCAGGCCCAGTTCATTTCCACCCCAAACTTCTCAGGAATCTCACCTTATCCCTGATCTCCTTGGCGTGGTTCCCGTTGCCGCTGTTCCATTTACCCCAAACTTTCATGTAATCACCTTTGTATCTCTCTCGTTCCTTTGTCAAACGTACTAACACTTGCTGTCGATCCCACTCAAGATCAAATAACAGTTTCTCAGTAATACGAGACCGTTCCCATGAGGTTGTTTTGCGCCCATAAATCTCATCGGCAAGGAAATTAGCCCTTTGGTGGTATCTGCCGTATTCATGATTGTCCAGGTTAACACGCCACAGACCTCCACCAGATTCCTGCCAGTCGTAAGCAGCAAAGGTATAACCAAAATCGTAAGGCTTGCCCCATTCATAGCTTGCCCTGATCGAGTCCTGCTGTGCTTGAGAGGCATCTGACCACCATTCACTGGGTGACTGCTGAGCATATAGAAATCCAAAGGATAATATGATGGCAAGGATTTTCATAAAGGATCATTCCCCGTCCTTTTTTACCAACCAAATCCGAAGCCCCTTATTCGTACTCCGGGTTCTGATTTTAAGACTACACCTCTTCGCAGTCGTGTAAATAGTTCCCCTGACTGTTTCCATGCTGGCTCCATAATCTTCTGGTGGTATCAGAAAACTATGGTCTTTGTTGGGGCTTTGTTTTTTATCTGCAACTATCTTTAGCAGTTGCTCTTTCCACTTGCCCCTTCGCAATGCAAGAGGCATTGGAAAATCTGTTTCAATCGGGTAAAGATTCATCTAATCCCCCAACCACTTCCTTTTTTAGGCAGACCAAATCCCCAAATCATGAGAGTGACAAATAGCGCGGTGTAGACTCCAACTACAATCAAGCCGGGAATGTCGATAGTTACAGTCATTTGGTGACTCCTTCTACTGCCTTCCTGAAAACAACTTTCGGGACTTTGACCCAATTGTCCAACTTAATGTCCCTAGTGGCCATGCCACCAAGAAAAAGCTGCACGTAGTCCCCTCGAAGTATTTCGATGAGGTCGTCTATGATAAAGCTAAATACTCGTTTCTTCATGCCATGAGGCAAGAGTTCTCTCAATGCAATCACTTGATCATGGCGGAGATCAAGAGTAAGCCTTGGCAGGTAGTCTGGGTGGACTCCCATTTCATTTTCGTTCATTCATTTTCCTTTATTTCGGCTTTCCTTGCCTCATATAAACGTTCAAGTAAAATTATCATTCTAACTAAGTCTTCTGATGTGGCAGCAGGATATTTATGTTCAGGGTCTAGACCGCAGATCAGTCTCCATGCATCTTCTATGGCAGACTTAGCTCCCATAAGCCTAAACTTGGTGAAGTTTACTTGCCTCGATAATCTTTGTAGTTCAGTTTCTCTTTTGCTCATTTTCTTCCTTTGGATTAAAGTTAGGATATACAAAGGCCATCACAGAGTCAAAGGCGGACTCGGCAGACTCTCGTGTGTTAAAGTACAAGTATTTTGAGTACCATTGGTTTCTCACCAGTAATACATATTTCCAGTCCTCTGGAAGCCAGGTATACCTGGCGCCATACTGTCTACTAATGGCCATACCAACGGCCCTATGATGCACGAGGCTTATATCTACATATTGGTTCATAGATCTCATGGCTTGGGGTACTACAACACGCTGTCCATAGTCATCTGTTAAATATAGCATAATCTTATCCTCCTTGTAGGAACAGAGGCCCCATTTGAGTGAGGCCTCCATCCCTTGGTTGTTGGTTCTAGTCAGCCTGGGAAACCGAAAAGCTCCTGATGACATTGCGCTTTCCAGTGTCCGTGTCTTCCTCGTTCAGGAAGGCAAAAGTAGTCAGGCCAACGAGAGCGCTCGCCTCTACTGGATCGTCAGGTCCAAAACCGTGAGCTTGCTTGAACGCCCGAATGCGCCTGAGCATGCCATCGGCATTCCTTTCGTCATCGCCTTCTACTAAACCCATGACTCGGTGGTAGACATGTCCCGCGTTCGGGGTGTCCACGATTTCGTAGACCACGTTGAGACCTGGCCTTCCAGTCTGGTACTCAACTTCCTCAGCCTCCACAACCTGAATCCGGTGCTCGCCAATTGTGGCGGTTACGAGTTCAGGAACTTGGCTGGTCTTTTGGTCAAGTAGACCCATTTGCTTGTTCTCCTTCTTTGTTTGATTGCTGTATTACATTATGTAATACAGTGGTTACTTAGTTTGTTTATCTACTGGTTCGAGAGTTGCCATTGGGAAGGCACCTTTGTGTAGATCTAAATTACTGTCAAACCACTCACAGATACAATCTTCACCATCGTTTGCTATGACGCGAATTGTCATATTCTGCGAGGCATATCTCCTAAGTGATGTAGGTTTAAGGCGAACTGCATCGCCTACTACAAATGTATGCTCCATTTTGGCTCCTTATTTTGTTGTTGTTGGTAGTGGCTTGTCACTTACATCGAAGCCAGCTTTCACAATTAGTTTGCGAATGTCGGCTGGCTCTCGTATATTAAATTTCCTGCTTCCTATTCTGGTTCTGGCACGAAGCTTTCCAGTGTTTCGAGTCAGCAGGGTGTGTTCAAGGCCGTCCTTCGTCTCCTTCACTTCGAGGATGTATACTTCATCTGCATGTATTGGTACCTTCACAGCGGACTTGCCGGGCAGCAGTAAACTACTAATGATCGCTCCTGATACATCATCCTTCATCGTGTCAATGTGACCAGTAAGGATTGTGTAGCAAGGAAGTGACCAAATCATCTTGATTGCATCCCGAATGATGTTGTGGTGTATGGGGTAGTCCTCGTAGTAATTAGGTTTCTTGCCAGCCCGACTAGCTTTTTTCAGTATATACGCCAAAATAGCATCTGAAAAGCTGGTCATGCTATCTATTGCATAGGTACCGACACTGTCGAAGAAGTTCGAGCGTATCAGGCGAGTGAAGTTATCGTCCCACCCTTTGAACGCAGTGGGATTCAGCGTTTGATCTTGCTCCCATCGAGTGTCGACGAAGATTCGATGTTGGGCGATTAGATCATCCAAGACACCTCTTGTACCACCTTTGTCAAATGAGTCAACATAGACTGGTTGGGGACAAGTCCTCAACAGGTGTGTCTTACCTACACCACTATAGCCGATTATGATGAAGTCAGCTTTCTTGGCTCTGTTCTTCTCGTAATTTGCGGTGATCTTGGCAAATTCCTGTTCAACGTCTAGTGTTGTCATTCCTTTGGCTCCCTGATTCTCACCCTTTTGATAGAGATGACTTGGCTGGTTGGGATTATAGTTACATCCCCAAATCTAACGTCCGATTGGAATTCGTCCTTGGAACGTCGCTCTGACGCAATACGGACAACTTCTTCGTCCTCCTTGATGAGATAGCCGACAGTCTCAATTACCACCAAACTGAAATCAAGACATTCCTCTCGAGTGTAGCCGATGCTGGTGGCAAACGACCTGGCATCACGCCACTTTACTATCATCAAGCTAAGTGTACTCACTGCTTTTTCTCCTTTGACTTTATATATTCCTTATACCATTTCTCGACGAGCGCCCTATTATTCGGGCCGTCAACCTCCGGGTCATCCAGAATGATGATCGGCCACGGGTGGCCTCTCAAACGATCATCAAGTCCTTTAGGAGGCTCTATGAACTCCACTTTCGGCCACTTTAGCACGCGCCCTTTCAAGCGGTGATAGGGCCTGTACAGTGGTAGTAGGAGTTTCCACAACTTCAGTTTCATTTTCCTTCTCACGCGACTTCATCGAGCAATTGCTTCAAGGTTGAAGTGATTGTTCCATCAGGGTTGAGAGTGGCTTTTTGCTCACGTTCTCGAGGGTCCCACCACTCGACCTCAAACCCTGGTGGTGGTTGTTCTGCATGTTGTAGAGGATTCTGCCATGCATGACATAGATCGTAGTATTTGCACTTTCCGTACTTGAAACAATCTTCTGTCTGCTTTGCGAAGGCAGTCATCACTGCGTCGTCTTCACTACACTCGCCCAGTTCGTTGAAGTCCCATTCCAACCTATCATACCAATGCTGGACAGTCCAGAGCCACTCCATCATGCCTTCAGGTTGGCGACGTGCTGGTAGTCGTTGGAAGTCACGCTCTCTCTTGAGTATAACAATACCATTGACGACTACACCGTAGGTTTCCTTTGGATCAAACACACTGTAGAGGACATGGTTGTAGGTTCCGCTGGTTAGGTCAGTGGTATATTGCTCAAAGTAACCACGCCGACTTGCAGTCTTGTGTTCAAGAGCAACGATCATACTATGCTGGTCGTGGTCTCTTACTATCGCATCTATGCGGAAATACAAACTACGATTGTCGTCGATGGGGACTCTACCACCTACTTCGGTGAAGAGAACATCGAACCTGTCGGACTTATACTTGGCTACGTATTCTGCAAGAGCCAGAGGCAAGACACCTGGAATTTTAGGCTCGTTGACAGCGTCCATGTTCGGTGGGAAATATCGTCTGATATATTCCTCTCCGATCTTGGCTGCCTCCATCACTGATTTGACTGAGTAGCCATGTGAAAGTAGATGTTCCTGCGCTCTGTGGTAAGCCTCGCCAAAGATCAGGTGGTTGTTCGGGCCTTCGAGTCTCCAACCAAAGCCATATTCAAAGAGGAAAGCCCTTCCACATCTTTGGTATGCTTTCAGTTTCGAGGAGTCTATGATTTCCCATGAAGGGTGAGGTTGGAGATTGTTCTTATTCAATGCTAGCTCCTTCCTCATTTTCCAGTTTAATCCTATGGAAGAGTGTAGGTAAACCTAGAGTGTCTATATGACGTGCTAGTCTAAGTATTCCTGTTAGATGATCTACTATGGCCACACTGAGCCAACCCACTCCCCCTCCCGGCTTATAGGCCTGTAGGTGAATGTCTCCACTGGATATTGTCAACCTCCAAATTAGGCGGTTTGGCTCTTCCACAGAGTGCTGGCCTTCAATATCGAACTTGAATTTGTCCACAGTCTTTTCCTCCTTGTTTGTTGTTTTAGTCATCATTTCTGCTCCATGCTTTTGCTGCAAGTTTGCCGGCAACAGTCAACATGAATGCCTTGTAGACTATGGTAGATGCCTTAGTTATTACCTCATAGCCAACCTTCTTGACAAATTCGATCTCCTCCAGGCGTATTAGCTGGAGAAAGTCCTCCTCACTTACACTATCTACCAAGATTTTCCCTTCAAGATCATACAAGATTTGCTCCAAGAGTGACATCCCTTCAAGGCTTATCCTGAATTCATGACAGGCTGAGCCTTCTCCACCACACTTAGCGTAAATGAGGACGTTAGTTTTCATATTATGGCTCCGGTGGCAAACCCGTCTTTATACCCATTGTCAAATCCAATGTCGTGAGCTTCAGTCATCTTGCTATCGATAATTAGGGCTAAGTTTTCATCGCTAGCGTAGTAGACCTGGCAGTAATCGCAGGAACCATCGTCGCAAATGCACCTACCCTCTAGTAGATTCGCAACGTGCTGGTTGAATCGTTCTCCTCTAAATTTAGGACTCATTACTCCGCCTCCTCGTCAAGTAACTCTCCAAGTACCAAGTTTCGCTCTATATACCCACCATCCCTAAACAGCAGGAAGTTGACACTTCCATGCAAGTGAGCCATGATAGAACATGCCACTGAACACATGCTTGAAAGGCCAGTCAACAAAATATAGTCATCGGGGCTGCTATTTTTCAATTCGTCAACAAACTGTCGATACATGTTGGCGATTGAGTAGCGGCTCATGCTGCCTTCTGAGAGAAACACAATCTCTCCGTATTCCTCGGCGGGAGAGAAGTCGTGGCCTCCCCTGTTTACAACGTAGACTTTGGGCATCTTTTCCTCCTTATTTTATCTACTTAAGTTTAAAGCGAACGTCGACTCGTACACACTCGCCAGGTTCAATACAAGCAGATTTGCCGGCGATCTGCACAAATTTATGTGGGTAGAACATCTCCAACAAACTACCTTCGGAGGCCCCAGAATAACACCCAAATTTTAGTTCGGGTCTTCTTTTGTATAGTTTATACAAACCGCTTGGGTGGTCGTTTCTAGCTAGCCAAAGTAACATCTTATTCTCCTTTTTCTATTATAACATCCAAGTGGCATATACGTATACTACTATGCCAATGATAAACCCCAAAGCACACCAAAACAGCCTTCTTATCTTCATTTCTGCGCCTTTCTTTTTCTCACAGATTCTAAAAACTCAGCAGGGGTGAGTATTCCGCCACGAAATTCAGCGACAGATCGACCTGTGATCTCTGCTAGTTGTTCCAAGGTTTCATTTGGGTCTTGGCTTAACAAAGTCACCTCACAACAGGGGCAAATACTTTGCTTGGTTGCTGACTTTGTGCCTTTCTTTATGAGGTGTCGAATTTCCCCAGTGCCGTGACAACCTAAATTGCACTTGTCATTTGGTTCGAGGACTGCTACGAACTTCATTTTCGACGCTCGGTGAATGTATGTTGGATAGTCACTATCTCAAGCGGTCTAAAAACACTACGGGCGTTGAAAAAGTGTCCTACTTTTCCATCAGGAAATGGAGCAACCCGATGGTTGCAATTACCAAGTGGACATACTTGAGATATTCGCCGTTCCTTTCTACCACCGCCGTAGTGTTTCGGGTACTCTTTTTCCTTGTGATCTTGGCCTTCCCAGATGCGCTTGAGAGCATCATAAAATGGTTGAATTTCTCTACGATAAAACCCCCGATTACAGGTCTTTAAGAACAAATGATAAAAGTCCTTTATACTTGGGAACTCCCCCCGAATCAGTGGTACGATACGATCATGGAGGTCTATCGCATACGGCAGGGATACATAAGATGTAACATTTCTCCCATTAATACAGGCATTGTCAAGGAACTTCTCTATTATCTCAATCACTTTCTGCTCATTATCGTTCATCTTCTCTCCTTATTTGCATTGAGATTTCCACCAACATTCCAGGTACTGGAGCACCATCGACCGAAAGTTCGTGATACTTTACCAAAGCATATTTACCTACGAGTTCGCTGCGGTGTTGCCAAAAGTCAGCCCTCGTTAAATCAGTCAGGGCCTCGCCAGTTCCAACGTAGAACTCCTTCCCTTCGGGTGTTTTACATTTGATTGCACCCAAGGTTTCCAACGGCACGGAAACAAGTTCAGGTTTAGTACCCACACAAGTGCAACGTGAGGGAGTGTTCCTACAAACTATACAGACCTCAGACAAACCTCTTTTGTAACCAATTATCTTGTAGGAGCTGAATTTCGATGGCTTCAATTTTAGAAGGGCATCTGTCCGCTTCCGAACATAAGGCTTGGTTGGGTCTCTAATAATTATGCCCTCATATCCTTCATCTACAAACTTGGCAAGCCAAAACATCACCTGCTCCATGCGTTCTGCGAAGTAAGATTTGAGCACGTAGACCTTGGTGAGACCCCTTGCTTTTATGAAGGAATCAACTTGACGCAAGCCGTTATGTCTGTTGAGTTGGGATATTGACTCATCTATGATGTCGTATATACAGTAGCTTAATTGCTCATGTTCAGAGTCGAAAGACACTGTACGACGGACTATGCCGTTTATCTTTTGATGCCGCCAGCCGTGACGGTAGAGCTCACCATCAAGCTCAATACCCCACAGTGATAGTGTTTTCAACTCCTTGACAATGTGGGGCATGCTTACTATTTCGGCTGCGCTGCTACTGAAAAGGTTTACTTCCTTTTCATTGCTGAACAAACTGCGGCATCTATTACCATTCAACTTGGGTTGAACGATAACAGGCTTGGGCATTTTGTCAAACCTTGCTTGGGTCAGATTGTGAGCAAGCATTATATCTTTGCGTTCGGCCATCAGTCAATATTCCAAGGTTCGGGTTTCTGTCTGGAGATCGGTTCGACCAAATCCCTCAGCAAGTAGACCTTGAGAAGTTCTATCATACAATCTACGTTTGCAGGAATCATATTGATCAAATCCCTGAACAGCCGTCTTATCCTCCGTCTATCTCTTCTCGTTAGTTTCATAAGCTTACAATCCTTCTATCTCACTGAAGTACTTCCAGCCTCGTTTGGTAAACCTGCTTGCTGGGAGGTCTTTGATGATTTCGATGATTTGCTTGATGGCTTTTGCCCTGGCGAGGCGGATTTCAGGTATATCTATATATGATAGGTTTAGACTCGCCACCTTCTCCAACGTTGGGCTGTTAGAGACATCACATCTTGCGACATGTTCAGATCTATTTGGACAGCCCAAACAGCGGGATCTAATATGAATTTTACACAAGGGGCAAAGGCCAGTATAAAAAGTGTAACCTGGAGGTGGCTCCTGATAAACAGAAATCAACCTCTCATATGCCTCGATTGTCTTCTCTTTTTTATTGGACATCTTTCTTCTCCACCTTAAATGTTGTTCCTATCAATGTCACCTTCCAGCCGTTGTTTCTGCACAAGTTTGAGAGCTCTTTGTATTGCGCTGTCAACGACAGGTTTGGCCAGGCTAAGTCTAAATTCAATACTGTTACTAGGACATACGGCTTCAGGTCTAGCATCAGTTTTATGTCGCTCCTCAGTGTTTCGATTACTTCCATGTTTGTCCTTTCTCTTCTCAGATTCAATTTTATCTACCACCTGCCCATAGCGCTTGGCCATCTGAAGGGCTTTAGGCTCGCTGTGTCTTGCGATTCGCTCGACCTTTTCCACCCAATAGAATTCCAGGTCGTACTTGTAGATGATGCCATTTATATTAAACTTCACTAGATAGCCAAAGGCATCTTTCTCGTAGCCAATGTAGGTGATGCCATGTCTGGTCATTTGTACTCGTCCTCGTGGAGTTTTATGAACCACTCACAACTGGTAGTGTAGTTATGTTCAACAGAGCCATCTTCAAGTTGATCGGTGTTTTCAATATCTGTAAATTCAAACTTAGACCAAGATTGCCCTATTGTGTCTGGACGGGCCATATACCTGTAGCACTTTTCCCTCAGAGGACAGTCCATATTTGAGCACATTGTAATGTCAGGCATTCTTATCCTCTTATCCGTTGATTGTATTGTAAATCATTGTTAAACTTTGAGAGAGAAATGGAAGGACCAACACATGCTAACTGAAAGGATCTACACAATATAAGTGTGGGGTGTCAGCCCTTCCGATCTCTCATCAAACCCTTCACACTGTGTGAAAGGTGGTTATCCCTCTTCGCCCATGATCTGAGCAAGCAGGGCTGCCTGGCCAGCTTCGTCTGCCAAGGCATACTGGGCCTTCAAAGCAGCGATAGGATCGACCTGGACACGGCCCATGCGGACGCCGATTTTCAGGGCCGACAACCGCGAGGCAATTTCCTCTACAGGTACACCGGCTTCGCCTTGGGCGCGAATGGCTCCCTGAACCTGGACCTTGCCCTGGGCGAGGTACGTGGCGTAGACAGGTTCCGTACCGAACAGAGCAACGGCTTCTTCGATGTTTTCGCCAAAATCGAAGGGAATGGCGGCTTTGTCATAGATTTTGACTGTCTCGCCTTCCTCGTTCTCCTCGGTTCGACCTGAATCCCACCGTGCTTCAACGGTGATTACACTCATTTACTTCTCCTTCTTTGTTTTACTTCATTGTCTACTCACTTCACTTTGTAGACCTTTGTTTGCTGGATTACATAATGTAATACAGCAAATAGTTTGCAGTGTCAACCATCCGACATTTGACAAGTATCACATTCTTGAATTAAAGGTGCCGGGTGTGATTGACACTGCCAATTTCAAAGGCGCCAGGGAGAGCGTCGCGACCCCAGGAATCACAGCCCATTTCAAAGGCAGGCCCAGGCACTCTCCCCTGTTGCCCGGCAGTCCACACAGGTACGCCGGGCAATTTCAAAAATGCAGACAAGGTAGGAGTCGAACCTACAACTACCAGTTTTGGAGACTGGCGCTCTGCCGATTGAGCTACTTGCCTGTGTCCTTAAACCGTCTGAGGGCTTCATCTACCTTACCCTTCGGTACTATCCCATCCAAACCCAACCCCACTTCTTCGAGGGCTTTCTCGCTGCTGATTTGCTTGGCGATAGCCAGTATGTTTTTCTGAAGGGTCACTTCAAAGTCAATTCCAATTGACGCAAGGATTTCAAGTGCTTCCTCTGTGGAATTGATTCTATCTACAATATCTCCCTTGACGAGAGACTCGCAGAATGTTTCTATGATGAGTGAGTTAAGGTGGCTCCTCGACTTTATGGGGATTTTCTTATCTGTGAAAGCAGTTACTATTGTCGCTAGGTTTCGGGCATCTACCCGCGCTGCTAACACCACTGTCTTTGGGGCTTTAGGCATTGTATATTAGCTCCTGATGGTGGAATTTACAGCCATTCAAATACAATTGCAACCAATTAATGAATTCAGACAGCCCCAATAGGTGATGACCACACTTTTTTGGTCAACATTACCTTTTCAGCACTATATGTGCCTTCGGGTGCCAAGAATCTGCTTACCTGGGGAGAAGTTTGACACCGCCAGAATTCTTTAAAAAAGAGTCCCTTACCTGTAGCGAGTCTATCTACCTTCTTCAGTCCAGTTGTCTTGCATCTGTAGATAATATCCCTTGTACCACATGTATCTTTTGAGAAGGAGATTGCACCTTCCAACTTCTTGAATACAAGTGAAGGGCCATAAGATGGCTTCATCCATATTCCTGGATGATATACAGTGCAAGGTGCGCCGGTAGTGCGACAACTGAACAGCGCAAAGCCCTTTCTTATTAGTACTTTATATGCCATTTTCTCTCCTATTTACACATCTTGACAAACCTGCCAAGTTGTTCAAGGGTGATATGCTTATCATCAATCAAAGCGCCCATGTAGGTTTTCGCAAGGTTCATATCATTCCTTGCAATTGCATTCTTCAAGAGTGCAAGAAGCAAGGACTTCGGACTTGCGTGTATAGTTGGACGTTCGATTGTTTCGATTTCTTCAGGTATGTATGCCATCTTTTCCTCCTATCTACTATACGTAGGTTTCACCACAAGACACCTCACCTCTGGGTGAGATAGTCCAAAGTTAATTCTATCTTGCCGCGTTGCCAACCAACTACAACCAGCACCTTGCAAAACAACGAAAAGTGTCTCGTGTAGTGAGTCAGCAAACTTCTGCGTCACGGCGATGGCCTTGTTCACGCTTGCTGGAAGATGAAGTACTCCGTCTTCCTTGTTGGAAGCGTGCTTTGCCCGTTGCTTCGGCAAGTTGAGTCGCCTGTTCAACTCTCTCTGTGATCTCACAGGGTTGATGAACGTAGGTGGGGTGTCTAGATTATGTGCCTTCCTAGATGATGGATTAAACACCCCATAGTTGATGGCACGAGGCATGAACTTTTGCTTCATGAGTGAAGCTGGCCCCTTGCCGTTTGGTCTTCCGTCTGGAGATTTCATTTTCTTCCTTTTTTTGTAGTATGAGGCTTCCAAGCATTGAGACATGCTTTGACCTCTTCATTTGTTTTAGGTTGTAGAAGATTGCGGTAGTACTGTTGCCTTAAGATTGTAAACCGTCGGCTTATGTAGCGACAGATAGCCCCGTAGTTCATCTTTTCCTCCTTGCTGCATCGTGGAGTCGCAAATAATAAGGCGATTTCACCTTGTGATGTTTAGATCGACCCATCTCATTTCTCATCTTGAGCCGCTCACCCAAGAGTGCCTTCTTGTGAAGTCGTTTCAAGAGAAGCCATACTTTGATGGAGCGGCCTTTGAATGGAATGGTGATGTGGTTTGAGATCATTCCTTCTCCCTTCTGTCCGGTGGTTCAATAGGCCCATGAAGAATGCCTGTGAAATCCCCGACGCTGTCACGCGACTTCGTAATTTTGCCACAATCTCCGCAGTGGTCAATAGTTATGATTTCAGTTACCATTATACCAAAGCAGTTTTCTGACTCGACCTCGACTATTTCTGGCTGCCAACCCTCGCATTCTTCCCACCAGTAATGGCCACTTGGCATACCATTCTTTGGTGGTTCCCAGTTGAATTGACTCTTCATTCTTTCTCCTCATTTAGTGATGGTTGTAAAAGGATGTCATCAAAGCTGATTTTGACGTGGGGCGGCTTCACCTGATGTCCCCGACGTTCTGCTGATGATTTGATCATATTTGACCTTAAATCAAATAGATCTAGAGTGAAGTGATATACTTGACTTGTCTGGCCTTGGTGTTCTTTATCAAAGTCGATCTCAATAGTTATCGTCCTGCGGTACATGTTTCCTCCTCATCTATCTATCTTTATGTAGCCGTCCTGATCAGTACTTAGGCCTTCTACATGTTCGGCGCTCCTGGAAAGCCCCATTTCGCCTTGTGTATCAAGCCAGGCGACAAGATTCCATCCCTCACCGGGGTTTCGTGCCAGAATATCCAAGTGACCTGATTCCACCCCCACCTCAGTTTTGATATCTACAGTTGGGTCTTTGTCTAGCGTGGATGTTATGTTGTCTTGAACTACCTTGTAGTTGGTCATTTTATCTCCTTGTTTAGTGTGGTTATCTCAGGCAGTCTTTGGTCTATATTTGAAGGTTCGCACGGGATAATCCTTGAGATGATCCACGTCCTGATTGATTACTCTTGTAGTCACTCTCCAATAGGGCTTGGAATTCCCATTAGTGGGGAATACAGTATTAAGGATATAAAGATATTCTATATCAGGACTTAGATCAAGCCCCTGCTTGGGTATATAGATACCAGGGTCAACTGCACAGAGGAAAGACACAACCACCTCTGGACACCCGCAGTCCCATTTATCTCTGGCCATCTGCCAGGCCTTGCGAAATGTCTCAAGCATATACTCAGGGTAGCCGTCTGTATGGTGATAGAGGAGAAATTCCTCAACATCTTTACCTGGATAGCTCCCTGGGAGCTTGCCTTTTATCAGTACATTTGCACGTGTTGACATCTTACACTCCTTACTTTATTGATTCCAGTTTAGTTATCTCAGGCAGCCTCTCGACTGCAATCTTCTCACCATCCAAAACTACAGAAAACTTACTGACTGTTTGGTCAAAGGCAGGTTCAGATAAAACTGGCCAGTTTCTGCATATCTGACCAACTGTCATCGTTATTTCCTTGTCTAAATATGTCACGAGAAATGTTTGAGGAAGAATGGCGCCTTTGTTTGGCTTCTCTCCAATATAGTAAGTATCTCGCATAATCGCCATATATCTATCCATGCGTTCAAGGGTGACTGTGATATGGGCATTTGAAAGGAGCGCCAGCCCTTCATTATACATCTGATTGAAATTATCCATGAAGCCCCAGCGAGCCTTGAAATAACCATGAAACAACTGTTTTTGATGGCTGCTTCGGAGGTTGAGAACGTCGTCTGGTTTGAGCGAGATGGGTCGAGCAACTTCTTCGATGGCAGTCATTACCCAGTCCTGAAGATTGCTGCTGAAACCTTCGATGCGTAGGCCAGCCTTTCGGCCTCTTGAAGTTCCTCTGTACATGCGTGAGGCTCGCCTTGAAGCATGTATTCAATCTCCCCCCCAAAGATACCTTGCCTACCAGCATCGGCCTTCCAGTCGAGGTATTCCTCTATGATCTTATCGGCTTTGTCGTCGCAGTCGACTTCAATGAGTAGTCTATGTTTGCTCATTTTATCTCCTTTGGGTTGCTAGTTGGGTTGGTCGTTGCCATGATTGGATTTCATTGGAATTTACACAATAAACCCGTAGAAGTCAAGTAGGTGTGGAAAATGGTCTAGCATACCTAGTGCATCATTCCAAGATCGAAGTGGATTGCTGTCTTCCATTATGGAATACAGCAAACCAATTGCCACTAATGGCGCTGCTGCATGGTGAAGTGGTGTAACATTGTAACATTGTATATTTGTAACAATGTAACATTGTAACATTGTAACACATGCCATGCCCCATTTTTTATTTCCCGTAGACAGCAACCGTTCCAACTGAAGGGAGTGTCCTTGTTATCGGAGTGAAAGGAGCGAGCTTGTTATTTGAGAAGGGGTCTCCTTCTACTTCATTATATATGTATATATTATTTATAATTTTTTTTTTATATAGAAGAACAACCCCTCTCTCCGGAGAAGAAAGGCCAGAGAAGAAAGAGGAGTAATCACTCAGATCAAACGAGTGAATCAATCTCACCAAAGTGAGGGAGTGAATGAAAGCTGGAGTGAGTGAGTGAGTGAGTTTGCTGTCTACAAATAATTTGAAATGGGGTGCGGGGGTTGTTACATTGTTACATTGTTACATTGTTACATCGAAAACATTGTTACACTATCTTTGCCTACTTACTTCTAATTGAAAGATGAGTGAGTGAGTGAGTGAGTGAATGAACGAAAAATGACCCCTCCATTGCTGAAGGGGCCATTTATCCGCTTTCATCTACTTAGCCTTTGCTTGCTTGTCTGAGTTCATCAATCCTGTCGAATACCCGGTCAATTACGTCGGGGATTGAGCAGTCAGACGTTGGAGTACCCATTCCAAGGACGTGTGCAGCTTCCCAGATTGCGTTGATGTATGTTCTGGAAAGACCTTCTAGGTACTCAAGCTCCTCATTCGGTGTCATTTCACACCTGCTGTGCTTTGAGCAAGCCACTCTGAGACTTCCCGGAGATTGCCATATTCACGAATGACAATCAGCTCAAGCGTATCAGGGTCATATTGCATTATCACACCTGATACAACCGTACGTGGATCAGCCATCAGCGTTTGAGCTATGACGTCAGCATCGGCTCTTGTTTGATTGCGAAGGTTGTTCTGATGTATGACAATCAAGCCTTGTGAATTTGCCATCATTCATCCACCTTCAACAATTCGTCCGGCACCTCATCCGGTGTGACGTTCATGACCTTCGCCAATATCTTTCGTTGACGTTCAATGGTGGCACCAGCGAAATCAGCTTGAACTGCCGCTGTATGATCAACCTGTTTACGACCGGCTGTCTTTACAAGGATTGTCACCTTTTGACCGTCCTCAAGCTTGTCGTATTCCGGGCGGTTGGCACCTTGCCACGCAATGCGAGCGGTGGCGACGGTTCCTTGAAGCGCTTCGTTCATCGTGACGCCATCAAACACAAACGTTCCGTGTATCCGAATGTGTACGCCGTCATGTTTAGCCTCTTCGTCTCTGGACAGGTTGAACGAGTGAGGTATTGAGATGCCATCAAGCTTCGTGTCGAGATTCAATGTGTTCATTTTCTTTTCCTGTTTGGGTAAAGCTGGCATTGTGGTCAGGCCGGAATCGAACCGGCCCAACTGTTCACTCTGCGTCAAGATCAGTCATTATTTCGGTGAGCTTGGCCTTGATGTCATGGACACCGAAGCTACCAATTTCACAGTATTGGTTTACCAAGTCCCTAATAGCTGCCATGACTACAGCGTCAACACGAGCTAGCCTTTCTTCAGCTTGTTGCTTCAGAACCATTTTAATGTATTGCTTCATCGTTGCCATTAGCTGACATTCCTTTGTTAACCTATCCAGCTTAATTACTGGACAATGGGATTGCCAGCTTTACCGTTTGGTGAACGGATTAATGGTGCCACGTAGCTTTATCACCGTATGCGTGGCCAGTGGGCAAGGGTAGCTAAAGGCTGATGATACTCCCATGTAGGGCATGAACCCTGTTTCGCCTTGCCAGCTTCCCACTCAACACAGCCATGAGCTGAATGAGATGATGTGAATGAAACGTGATTGGCTGTGTGACGGTTGATATTACAACCCTTTAAGCTGGGATGCAAGCTTTATTTCAAAATGTCACAAGTAAATGTTTGATAAATGTCATGAATAGCTGGCACGGTTGTTGCAGGCTGGAGCTGACCAGCCACACCACACCCAAGCTTGAGTGTCAAGCTAGCCTTGTCAGCTAATCATGGAAAGCTGGCTTTGCCATCGAAGGGGTGGCCTATGGGGGAAGGCGGTCCGACGTGGCCGTGATAACTCCTTACACAAAACTGAAAAGTTTAGATAAACCCTGGTTTTCCAATTTGTCCACAAGGGATGTGGCCAACTTCTCAAAATGCTGTCTTCCATAATGTAATGTAGCAATTCTTTTTGACTAGAATATATAGGTGAATGAGTAATTGGAATAAATTGCTTGAATTCGGTGTTGAAATGTTGTAAATTCAATGGTAAGTTCACAGACACATCCAAACACACACACACAAATATACTGATGGGCGCACTACCAAAAAATAACAGAATCTATGAGATTCAACATTTACAGGCGAGGCATCGGGAAATCCTGAGACGGCTTGTACTTGGCGAGGCTCACCAAGATATTGCTAGTGATCTTGGCATTACCCGTGCGGTTGTTACTTATACACAAAATAGTCAATTGGGGCGGGAGCAACTTGAGGCGCTGAGTGATGGCCGTGACGAAACCGTCAAAACTATCAACGGTCGCATTCGAGAAATGCAGCCCAAAGCACTTGACATTTTGAAGGGTGCTCTCGATGGACGGGTACCTACTATTGAAGGAGCTAATATAAACGTTGCGACTCAAGTGAAGGTCGCTCAAGATATACTTGGACGTGGGGGCCACGTTGCACCTACTCGAATGCAAGGCAACATCACCCACGAGCACAAACTCACTGCTTCAGACATCGAACAGATCAAAGCGAAAGCATTTGAAGTAGGCCAGCAAAGTGGCCAGGTTGCCCAGTCTGTGATGACTGAGGCTGAAGTTGTTG